ATTGGATGGTGTAGATTATAGTTTTCGCACAAACACGCAAGGATATTTAGAGCTTAACGGTTCTGGCATATTCTTTAATAGTTTCATACTAGGTCAATAATCTAGTACCCTTAATGCTACTCTAATTGCTTTTATCCATTGGCTTAATTAGAGTGGCATTAAGGGTATTTAAATAAAATGGATAAACAATGTTATTTTCTGATAAAGATATTGCCGAGGCTAGCTTATATGAGTTCTTTAAGCAATCATGGCACGTCATTGAAGGACACACAGAGTTCGTTGACGAATGGTATCTAAAAGAAATATCAAAATCATTAGAAGATTGTTATCACAGAAAGATTAAGAATTTATTAATTAATCTTCCCCCTCGAAAAGGAAAAACCAATTTAATATCAATAGCATTTCCAGTATGGGTTTGGCTTCATAATCCAGAGGAAAAGTTTATTTGTGCGTCATACACTAACTCACTCGCTTTAAAAATATCTGATACTAGTAAATTGCTTATTGAAAGTGAGTGGTTTAAAGATAATTGGGGTGATAGATTTAAACTGCGTAGAGATCAAAATAGTAAGAGTTATTTTGCTAATGATAAAACAGGTTATAGGATATCTACAAGCGCAGGCTCGTTCATCACTGGGAAAGGAGGTTCAATAATCATAGTTGACGACCCTAATGACCCAAGTGGTGAATCAGAAATAACAACCGAGCGAGTTAATGTTTGGTGGTCGCAGAAAATGTACAATCGTGTTAATGATGCACGAACTGCTGTGCGTATTGTTGTGCAACAACGTTCGCAAAGTGAGAATGATATATCAGGTAATATAATTAAGAATGACATAGAAAATCAATGGGTTAAGTATATCCTACCTATGGAGTACGAGAGTACCATTAAGTCTAACTTCAATGATAAAAGAAAAGTTGAAGGTGAACTATTAAGTTGTCGTGATACTCCTGAAATTGTTAGACAGTTAAAGAGAGAGATGGGTACTTCTGGTTATGCTGCGCAGTATCAACAAAGACCTGCGCCACTTGAAGGAGGAATGATTAAGAAACATTGGTTCAAATTATATCAATATGAAGATCTTCCAGAATTAGAGTTTGTAATACAATCATGGGACACTGCACTTACTGCACATGATGATTCTAACTATTCCGCTTGTACTACTTGGGGAATATTTTTAGATAGATACGATAATGAAAATGTGATATTACTTTCAAGCTGGCGTGATAAGTTAGAATACCCAGAGCTTAGAGACAGGGTTAAAAGACTTGCTAATAATTATAGAGATACTGCAATCAATACTTTATCTGCGTCTATAAAGTATCAACCTGACTTAATAGTGATTGAAGCTAAGGCTTCTGGTGATCCATTAATACAGGATTTAAGGCGTGGTGGTATTTATGCACAACCTTTTATACCAAACAAGCATGGTGATAAAATACAGCGTGTTAGGTTGATCACCTCTTTAATAGAAAGCGGTATTGTATGGATGCCTTGTCAAAAGAATAACACAAACAAAATGGCTGACTTTGCCGATGAGTTTGTAACGAGCATAAGTTATTTCCCGAATGTTAGCTCTAGGGATTATGTAGATACAATGACACAAGCATTGATCGTACTTAGAGATGGTAGTAGGATATCTCATCCTAAAGATTATCGTGATCCTGCTGATGAGTTTAAAGAAACAGTTAGATTTTATTAATTTATTTAAAAGAGAATATTATGCAAATACCTTCACCTAAAAGAACTCCAAGTGATATGAAGATGAAATCATTAATGCGTTGCCTTAGTGGTTGTAAAGATTTATTTTATAGAGATCAGCCAACTAGTTATGATGAGTTTGATGATAGTTGTTACAATGATTTATTTGGTTATGTTGAACTTGAATCTTTTGAAAATGAAATGACAAAGATTAATCTATTAAAAGATATAATCGCATTAGCAGATGTTGCAAGAAGTAAAACATTTACTACAGATACTAGCGATAGAGCACTTTTATCAGATATTTTTACTGAAATTTTTGTGAAAGCTCGTGAGATAAAGACAATTATAAATTATGGAAATAAAAAAGCATAAATTGATTAAAATATTATGAAAGATAATTTAATTCCAAGAAGCATTAAAGCAAATAAAGTAGCTATTAAAAATATTGAGATAAGGTTGATTCAAGCTGATAGTAATAAATTTATTTTGCGATTAGGAAATAATGATTATCATGTTTCTTTGATTAATAATAAATTTTCAATTAATGATCTATTATCTGATAGTGTAACTTTTGTTGAAGAAATAAGATTAGATTTATAAATGAAAAGAAATAATAAGCGTTTACAGTTAAGGAATAGTGAAAATACTATTGATAATCAACTTAATGGTCAAGTCATACCTGATAATATAACTGATGAAGATATCAATAAAGTTGAAGATTTAGAAGATGGCTCAACTGTTTATGAAATAGGTAAGCCTGAAGTTGAAGAATCTAAGCCAGATAAGTTTGATGCTAACTTGGCGTTGAAAATGAAGGATGAGACTTTAAAAAAAATATCATCTTACATTTTAGATTGTTTAGAAGAAGATATAAAAGCAAGGCAACCATGGTTAGATATTCACAATAAGGTTAAAAAATATCTTGGTCATAATCTAGAAGATTTAACAGGTAGTCCTTTTACGCAAGCATGTCGTACGTTTGATACAACGCTTAGTACTGCCTTGATTAGATTTTGTGCAACATCTAGAAGTGAACTGTTACCCGAGAGTGGACCATGTTCATATAAGATAGTTGGTCAAAGTAGTGATGAGTTAGATGATATTGCAAAAACAAGGAGTCAATGGCTTAATTACTTCTTGACAATAAAGGACTCTGCTTATTACAAAGATTATGAAAAATCTTTGTATTATATTGGATTTTACGGCACTGTTATTAAAAAGGTTTATTATGATGATATTCTTAAACAACCTGTTTCAAGATTTATATTACCTGAGAACTTTTTAATTAATATTGATTGTACATCAATACTTGAATCCGATCGCTTAACTCATATCTTAAAATTATCAGCACGTGATATTTTGATAAACCAAAAGAATGAGATTTACCGAGATGTTGAATTACCTTATCTAAAAGTAGATGGTGGTAACAATGATGATATGGATGATTCAAAAAAAACTGATTCTAATAGCCTTATCAATATTGACAACTATACACAAAGATCATTGCATGATGTTTATGAGAGCCATATTTATTTAAACTTAGAAACTTTTGAACCAAACTATAACTCAGATGAAATTACAGATGTCCCTAAACCGTATATAGTTACTATTGATAAAGAGAGTAAAGAAATACTTTGCATTAAACGTAATTGGAAAAAAGATGACGCTAGTTTTACCCGTAGAAAATATTTTATCGCTTATCAATACTTTACAGGTTTTGATATATGGGGTTTGGGTTTAGCGCGCATGTCTGGTACAAATGCAATAGCAGTTACTAACATGTTAAGGCAAACAGTAGATGCAGCAACTTATCAAAATTTACCAGCTGGTTTTATTCAGAAAGGAACGAGTAAACAACAAAAAACAGATATCACTTTAGGTGCTGGTCAATGGCAATTTCTTGAAGGTACTGGTGGTAGTGTGAGAGATATGTTTTCACCATTGCCAACTAATGGTCCATCACAAGCTTTAATGCAATTAAGGCAAGAAGTTATTGGACAGATGCAAGATCAATTATCTACTACCGAACTTGGCATGATGCAAAGTAAAGAAGATATTCCTACTGGTACAGCAATTGCCTTTTTGGAAGAAAGTAATAAAATACAATCTTCAGTATTAAAGTCTTTACATGTCTCTTTTTCGGAAGAATTACGTTTGCTTGATGATATATTTAAAGAGGTGGTTGATAGGGAGGAATTTTTTATTAATGGTGAAAACTATATCATTACTAAAGAACATTTTATTGATTCGGTACAAATAATTCCTGTTTCAGATCCATCTGTTAATTCTAATATTCAAAGAATAATGAGGGCAGAGGCTGTATTTCAAACAGCAATGCAAATGCCAGATAAGATTAATTCTATTGAAGTTTTAAAGATGATCTTTAAAGCACAAGGATTAGCAACTGATGTTATTGAAAGCCTTATTGTACAAGAGAATGAAGTACAACCGACCGATCCTGTTACTGAAAATATGAATATGATGCAGAATAAACCTGTTAAGGCTGGTTTAGATCAAAATCATGATGCTCATATTGTTGTACATTCTGCTGTTGATACTGATCAAGCAAGGGCACATATACAAGAACATGCAGCAATGAAATTTATGTTACAAATGCAGCAAGAGATGGGTATTGATTTAAGTCAAATTGATCCAAATGATCCAGAAATGCAAAATATGATTGCCATTAAAGCTGCTCATGCAGTTGAAAGTTTAGGTTTAAACAAACAAGATGATGAGGATAGTGAGTTAAATCCTAATGCGTTATTGAAAGCTGATATTGATCAAAAACGTGAGCATAGTATTATTCAAAAAGAAATTGCTGATATGAAGTTAGAAAGTGATGTATTTAAAACTCAATTACATTTTGAAGAGACTAAAGAAAGACTAAAAGCAGATAAAGAAAAAGCCTTACTTGAGGCACGAATAGAAATAGAAAAATTAAAAAGTAGGTTATAATGCGAGATTCAGAATATATTTTAAATGAATTAATAAAGATAATCAGAAATAATTTAGAAAGCGTTGAGAATAGACTTGTTAATGGTAATATATGTCATATGGAAGACTATAAATATAATCTGGGTGCTAGATATACTCTGCGTTCACTGTGCGATTCAATTAATGAAATGAATAAAGAGGAATAATTATGTATAACGATAATGAAATAGGAATAGATTTTGATAATTTTAATGTAAATGAGGAATTAAAATTATTTGAAGATTGTGTTTCCCATCCTACAAAAATAATAATCAGATTATTTATTAAACATACTGTATTAAAAAGCGGTCTTATTATTGATAATTCCAAAGATGTTTATAATGAGATGGTTGGTTATGTGGCTAAATTAGGAACTCATTGTTTTAAAGGTGATAAATACGAAGGTTGGGGAAATTGGTATAAGTTAGGTGATTGGGTAGTTTTTCCAAGGCATTCTGGAATAAGACTTAATTATAAAAAATTACCTATATTTTCAATTAGTGATGATGCGCCCTTATTCGTAGTAAATGATCCTAGAGAGGTTAAATAAATGTCAGAATTAGAAAATAATGACTTTGAAAATTCTATAAAAACTACTTTAAATAACGTTTTAGAAGAACATTTGGAAGAGAATAACGGGTTAATGCCTGATTTAACAAATGTGAATTTTGATGAAGTTGTAGAAGAGGGAGTTGAAACTGATCCTGATGATACGGAAGATGAGGTTGAAACTGATCCTGATGACATAGAAGAGGAAGAGCCTGTTAATGAAACAGATTTATATAAAGAAAAATATTATCTAGAAAAGAAAAAACGTAAAAGTGTTTTAGCTGATCGTCAAAAATTAGAACAAGAAAATTATCAGTTAAAAAACGCTCTTGATGGGACGATTGATAGTAATACTAAATTATATGCACGTGATCTTTATAATGATTTAGAAAAATCAAAAAATTTAAAAAAACAAGCACTACTTGGGGATGACCCAGATTTGTTACTTGAGGCAGATGAGATACACCAAAAACTTTTACATAAGGTAAATGAGTTTGAGAGTTATATTAGTAGTAAAGCTCCTGATGCAAGTGATGAGGAAGTAGAACTTGAAGAAAATCACGAAGAAAAGGTGAAATTATCTAATGCCCAAGTATGGTTAGATGAACACCCTGAAGTAATAGAAGGTTCTCATAATTTTAATCCAAAAATTCAAAAAGAGTTAAATGGTTTTATACAAAAATTTGATAGAGAATTAAAAAGAAACGGCAGGGAAGATGAGATTTTAAGTGATGCTTATCTTGATGTTCTTGATGAATTTATAGATAGTGTTAAAATAAATAGACCTAAAGATGGTTATACAACGTCTAATGTTGGTGGAGTTAGAAATAATTTTTCTAACGGATCACAAACTTCTACTCGTTTTGTTATGAGTACGTTTGATAAAGAAATGGCTAAAAGTATGAACATTACACCTGAACAATATATAGCTTATAACATTAATAAGGTAAAATAATTATGAGAAAATCAAGAAATAATGAATCTAGAGAATATGAATCTAGGGATCATGAAGAAACTGAAGGTAGATCATTTTATAACAATGATTATGTGGGAATATTGGAAATACCTAAATCTGTAATAAAAGAAAATCATGATTATTATTATGAACGTAGATCTTTAAAGGGACAAATTGACAGTGCTTTAGAAATTGCATATAGTAAACAATGGAGACCAATTGAAGTATCACGTGATACTTCTCGGTTCGATATGGGTTTATATGAATCAGATGATATTGCAAAAAAATATATTTGCAAAGGAGATACTATTTTACTAGAACGTCCTAGTGAGATAGGTCATTATGAAAAACGTGCTCTTGAGGATTTATCTATAAAAAGAGCAAAAGATTCTAATGCGTATAAATTTAAAGATACAGATCCAACTGCAAATTCATTAGATAAAAATTAAATGGCATTTTATCCACCACAAGGTAGTTGTCAGGAATTGACATTGACAGCTAATGTACAATTAGATTATCCGTATTCGGCAAATACTAGTAATCTTACTGTTACTGATATGATTGATGTATCTGCAACTATTCCTAATTTGAATATATTCTTACCAAATAGCACATTAACTGGTCCTGGATTTTCGGTTACCTTTAATAATGTTGGAACAAATAGTTTTAATGTTATTTTAAACGATAGAACAACAGTATTAACAGCTGTTGCTCAAGGTGATGTATTAACTATATATTTGTATAATAATTCTACTGTTAATGGTAGTTGGCGGATTATTCCTTTTGGTAGTGGTGTAAACGCTATATCTACATTGAATCTTGCAAGTAGTGATGGTTCTGTAATTGTTACAAATGGAGCAATTAGTCCTCCTGGTGGCAATATAAACATAGGGTTACCGGCTATTGTATCTAAAACTCAAACTTTAACTGGTACTGGTCCAGGTATTGTTACGATGAATCCAAGTAATACTTCTCCATGGGGAGTTACTACACTTAATAGTGGTTCAAATATAACAATTACTAATCCTGATGCTTCAACAGGTTCTCCTGCTATTAGTTTAAACGATAATGTTTCAATAGCGCAACTTACTAGTGGAAATATCATTATTAATAATGATTTAATTACAAATACAAATCCAAATGCAATATTGAATATAGTTTCAAATGGTACTGCATCTCACCTTAACTTAAATAGTGTTTTGATTGATGTTTCAGGTAACGTTACCCTTAATAATTTAACAATAGAGGGTACATTTAATTCTTTAAATACAGCTAAGGCTTGGTGTAGATTTAGTAATACATCAGGTTTGATTGCTGTATCAGCAGTTTATAATGTATCTGGTGTAACCTATAATACTACTAATCATCAATATACAATAAATTTTACAACTCCTATGGGTAATGTAAATTATGGTGTTTTTATTAGTTGTGCAAACAATAATAGTACACCACCACGATTAACAAGAATTGGTTATGATGTTGTAAGACAATTAGGATCAGTTACTATTGTACTAACAGACGCTTCGGGTGAGATTTTACCAGATATTCCTGAAGGTGTATCTGTCATGATATTTTCTTTAAATTAATAATATGACGGTAAAAGTTATTTATGATAGTCGTCAATTATGGATTCCTAACTTATCATTATTAAAAAGTTCAAGAAAAGGTTTTAACAAGTTACCTTCAAGTAGAATGCACTTTGTTAGCGGTTCTAGAAAA